AAAGCGTTACGCGAATCAATCGACATTGCAAAACGAACAGAAGCGGACGAACTTGGCATTGGTCGAGGCCAACGCAACGTAGCCAATCGAGTCGCTCTCAGCGCAAACGAAAAAGAAAAAATTCGGTCTAGCATTAAAGGCAAAAAAATTAAAGAAATTGATGCGTTCAATTTAGCGAGAGATTTTAAAAAAAGACATCCGAAAAGCGATTGGGCTCAACCAGAAATAACAGGAATACAACAAAACGATAAAGGCGAGTTAAAACTTTTAACTAAAAACATTCCTTATGGTTTTAACAAAAATAAACAGGGCAAATTTATCACGCCAGGTTCGCCAGCTTTCAATAAAATTAGCGATAATCTTGCAAATGAAATAATTGAAATAGAGCGACTTAGCCGAGCGGGTGACCCTGCTGCAACTCGGATAATGAATAACGCTGGGTGGTATAAAAACGTCGAGTCAAGAATGCGGAGCGAATACGGCAGCTTCAGTCAAATGATGGGAGACATTCTTGGCGCTACCAGCCCAAACACCCCGGTCGCTACTAATTTTAAATTTTCTCAAGATATTTTGCAGAGAGCCACGCGAGGCGATTTTGATGAGTTAATGAATGGTTTTGCTGATGCGCTTGATCGTCGTTATGCATTGCAAGATGAAGCGGCTGCGTATTTAGAGAATCAAAAGGCGGCTGGACGAACAAAAAAAGCAGCTGAGTTAGATCCATATTATTTGCAACTAGAAGATCAGGCAAAAAACATAAGCAAGAATTTGCAAGCGAATGCCAACACCATAAAACAAATTGAGCGAGATCCAGAAACTGGCGAGCTAAAAAACTACGGTATTAATTCTTATAACGCAATGATTGCGCTTGCTGACCGTTGGCGAGTGCTGAGACCTGGAGGAGCTCCTAAAGCAAAAAACTTCAGCGGCAACCTTACAGGACGATCTGAACAAGCAACGATAGATGTTTGGTCTGCGCGTAACTTGCGAAAACACGCAGGACAAAAACCCATTCCATCGATGGCAGAAAATGGCGTAACTGGAAACATTGTAGACACAGAAAATTTTAGAAATAGTCTTGAGTTTGGCTTTGGCCAAGATGTCATTGCTGATGCAACAGCAAAGATTAATGCAGCAACTGGCTTGGGACTAGATCCTCGAGATGTACAGGCTTTGCAGTGGTTTGCTGAAAAAGACCTCTGGACTAAAAAAGGATGGACCAGCACTCAGGGAGAGGGCGGGTCATTCGAGACAATGATGGATGCTGATCCTGTTGAATCTTTGTTTTTAGGTTTAAGTCGAGAGCAAAGCCAAAGATTCCAGGGTAATGATTTTATTCCTACTCCAGCAGAGAGCGAGCGCACGGCAAAAGAAATTCTCGCAGCGGGTGCAACTGACCCAGATATTAGAGCTACAAAAGGATTGCCAACTCGCAGCGCTTTTATGGGTGATCAAGAGACAGGAATGGATATCGACATCGTTAGCAAGCAAGATATGCTGCCAGTTGATGTGCTAGACGCTGCTACAAAACAGGCGGTTGCAGATAAGCAAAATAGTTTTTTCATTGCGCGAAGAGAAGATAGGTTAGGCAAGAGAAACCCTGGGCTTTTCAATGTTGGCACAGAAATTTATTTCAAAGATCCTGTTCAAGCTGGCTCTCCTTTAATTAAAGATATCGAAAATCGATTGCTAGAAAACGATCTTCTTGGCTACACAATGGTGGTCGATCCTAGAGATGCAAACAGCGTTGTCGGAATGCGTATTTTAGATATTCCACAATTTGCAAATCCTGAGCGTTTTGCTACAATTTCACCCCAAGACTACGATAGGTATGTTCGTGAACAATTCCAAAATTTCGACCGAATTGGAAACGCCCTTAGATCTGAATTCCCGCAGATTGCCAACGCAAACCCTTCGTACTTTGACGTCAACGTCAAGTCCAAGCGAGCGTCTGAAAAATACCTTAAACAACTTGAGAACGATGAAGTCGATCTTGATGCACAACGACAAGATTTTTACGGCTTCAAACCAGCAAGAGAGCGTTTCGAAGAGTTCTATCGCGAGGCTGGAATGGGAGATCAGGGAAGCGGAACAAGCCCTGGCCCAGGTCAGCAAGGAGCAATCGACCCGCGACTAGCCCTTGGCATTGCTGGCGGGGCAGGAACAACTGCTTTAGCTGCACCGCAATTTTTCCAATCTGATACACCAGATGGTGGCATGGGGGTTACAGTGCCGCCACCACCGAGTGAGCCTGCGCCATATACCGGGTTGCTCAATGTCCAGCGTCAACTTGCAACCGAACCAAATACTCAAGAAAAATTCCAAGGCATTCTCGATGCAGCCGCTAACGCTGGCCAGGCGTTGATTGCGCCAATTAGCGAAGCGCCTTTCACATTGATGGAAGCATTATTAACTGATACGCCTACATCACAAATACGAGAAAACCAAGCGCGTCGATTAGCACAAATGGATTTTCAACCTGGTGCGCTTGGCCAGGAATATACCGAGAACGCACAACGCGCTATCGGCAACGCAATTAATAATTCCAACTTACTTAATGCGCTAGGCAATATTTATGACCGCTCGCGCATTCTCCAAACACCAGAACGTGCCATAAATCAATTGCCTGATCGAGCAAGGCTAATTGGCAGTTCATTACTATCGGCAGCAGGATTATGAGCGAATTAGAAATCGTACAAGACGATCAATTTGAAGAAGACGCAATGGAGGACCAAGGCGGCGATGAAAATTTAGAGAGCGTGGTCCGACTCGCCATTGAGGACGCCGTTGATTTCATCGACAACACCATGAGTCCTCGCCGGGCAGAGGCTGCTGATTATTACGAAGGCGCTCCGCTCGGAAATGAGCAAGAAGGCAGGAGCCAGGCGCAAACGATGGATGTGCGCGACACCGTGCAAGCCATGCTGCCAAGCCTAATAAGAATTTTTTGTGGATCAGAAAAAGTCGTCGAGTACGCACCTCGAGGGCCCGAAGACATTAAGATGGCCAAGCAAGCGACTGATTACGTGAACTACATTCTTGAGAACGATCAGGAGCAAAGTTATATCGAAATCTTATATCAAACATTCAAGGATGCATTGGTAAAAGGTTGCGGAGTCCTAAAGTATGACTGGAGAGAAACAGAAAGCATTGAAAGCGAAGACCTGGACCAGCTGACTGACGAAGGTTTGGCCGCGCTCAACTCAGATGAAAACGTAGAAGTAACCCGGCTCGACACAAGCATGAGCGAGGAGGGTGTTCCGATTCATTCGGTGACGGTAACACGGCGATCTATGAACGGTCGCGTCGTCGTTGCAGCTGTTCCGCCCGAAGAATTTTTAATTAACCGTTACGCTCGAAGTTTTAGTGATGCTGACATTGTTGCGCATCGAAAGTTGGTGACGGTTAGTGAGCTCGTCGAGATGGGTTACGACTTTGAGGAGATGTTATCTCTTTCGACTTCCGACGAAGATTTTGATTTGAAAAATCAAGAGGCCAGGCAACGAGAACCGCTAGGCGAAAACCGGGACTACCAGGACGACGACTCGAGGAGACGCGTCCTGTATGTCGAAGCCTATATGCAACTCGATACCAGCGGTGACGGTGTAAGTGAGCTCCGCAAAATTTGCACGGCAGGACCGAGTTACGAAATTCTAAGGAACGAGCCAGCCGACGACATTCCCTTTGCGTTTTTTAACCCGGACCCCGAGCCGCATTCGTTTTTTGGATTGAGCATTGCTGATCTCACTATGGATATTCAGCGAATTAAAAGCGCAGTGCTCAGGAGCTCCCTTGACTCTTTGGCGATGTCTACGCATCCGAGAGTTGGCGTAGTCGAGGGCCAGGTGTCCCTCGAGGACGTTTTGAACGTCGAAGCGGGTGGCATAATTAGAATGCGCAACGCTGGAGCCGTGCAGCCGTTCAATTTGCCGTTCGTAGGCAAGGAAGCCTTTCCCATGCTGCAATACTTAGATGAGCTCCGAGAAAACCGTACAGGGATCTCAAAGGCAGCTGCTGGGCTATCCCCAGATCAATTGCAGAGCTCAACCTTGGCAGCAGTCACGCAGACGATCAGTGCCGCTCAACAACGCATAGAAATGGTCGCAAGAATCTTTGCTGAGAATGGCATGAAGCGTTTATACAAAGGGGTTTTGAAACTGGTACACACCTACCAGGAGCAACCGAAGTTAGTGCGCTTACGAAACGAATTTATCCCAGTGCAGCCCGATCAATTCAGCACCAATATGGATGTTGTCACCAACGTCGCACTCGGCGTGGGCGGTAACCAGGAACGCCTCGCGCTTCTTGGTCAAATAAATCAGATTCAAGAAAAACTTTTACAACAACTTGGGCCAGACAATCCAATTGTGAGCCCTCAGAATTATTACAACACTTTGGTATCGACCCTGGAGCTCGGCGGTATAAAAGATGTGGCCCGGTTTTTTAATGACCCGGCTCAATATCAACCACAAGCTCCGCAGGAGCCGCCTAAGCCCGATATCAATGAGCAACTTATTCAGGTTCAGATGTCAGAGATACAAGCCAACATCCAAAAGAAAGCGGCAGAGCTCGAGCTCGAAAGAGAAAAGATGGTCAGAGAGGATGACCGGCGACGCGACGAAACTGAAATGAATTTTGAGCTCAGGGCCGTTGAGATCGCAGCCAAGTACAACACGCAAATCGACACTGCTGCGATTAAAGCAAACGCCGAGCGTGATCGAGAGATGGTCAAAGCATTAACGCAACCTCAACCAGGACCGATGAATGGCGGACAATGATCGAGGCTATCACCTAGCCTTACAACAATTTTTCAACGACCCCTACTTTGAAGAGATGGTGAAGCGGATGAAGTGGGAGTTGTTTGAAGAGTGGTCGCGATCTTCAAAGCTCGATGAGCGTGATCGCATCTATGCAAAACTGGAAGTGCTCGAACAAGCGCTCACGCATTTACGCAGTGCGGCGGACTCGATTGCTTTCGAGAAGCAAAAGGACGGTATGATCAATGGATGATAAAATAACAGATGAACCGAATCCCATATCTGGGATTTCGGATGCGCAAAGTCGAATTATGGACTTACTGGCTCCTGAAGAGGAAAAAGCTGATAGCCCTGAAGAGACGATTGACGAGTCTTCTTTGGACGAAGAAGGCGAGGTGTTAGAGGACGAAGAGCTCGAAGGAGACGAAGAGTTTGAGGACGACGATGCCGAACTGGTGGACGATGAGCAAGAGCTCGATGAAGAGCCCGAGGTCGCGGAAACATTCACCGTTAAAGTTAACGGCGAAGAAGTTGAAGTAGACCTGGCGGAACTGAAATCGGGTTACTCGCGGACATCAGATTATACGAAAAAGAGTCAGGCATTATCAGAAGAGCGAAAGCTCTTCATGCAAGAACGTGATGCCGTGTCTCTTGAGCGCCAGCAATACGCTCAACTTCTTGGAGCATTGCAAGCGCAGATTGGAGCAACAGACGAGCCAGCGCCGGATTTTGATCAGTTATTTGAAACCGATCCAATCGAAGCGACTAGGCAAGAACGACAGTGGACTAAGCGTCAGCAAGAACGGCAGCAAAAACTTGTGGCGATTCAGGCAGAGCAAAAGCGAGTGATGGATGCTCAGGCCAAAGAGCAACAAGAGCAAATGCAAACTTTGCTGAACAACGAAGTGAGTAAGCTCCCTGAGCTCATCCCAAGTTGGAAGGATGAGAAGGTTGCGAAGAAGGAGAGTGAAGAGCTCAAATCCTATCTTGCAGACCAAGGAATCTCAGAGGAGGAGATGGGATCACTCGTAAGAGCGAACCATATTAACGTGCTTCGAAAAGCCATGTTGTTTGATAGAGGAGCTAGGCGCGTGAAAAAAGCGACCAAGGCTCGGAGAAAAAATGCGGTGCAACCTGGTGCAAGAAGCGCTCAGGTAAAACCGGGCTCCAAGCGGGTGAAGACCCAACGTCAACGTCTTGCAAAAGGTGGTCGCATTGATGATGCGGCTAATTTAGTTGAATCGCTTTTAGGATAGGAGCTATACCATGGCTATTATTACCAATACCGCAACGCGATATTCGGTCAACGGCATCAGAGAGGACTTCTCTGACATAATATATTCGATCTCGCCCACAACCACGCCTTTTATTTCGAACATGAGTCGAAGAAGAAAGGCAACCAATACAATTTTCGAGTGGCAAATCGATAGTCTCGCCAGTGCCTCAAGTAATGCACAAATCGATGGAGACGACCTATCGAGTTTCACTGCCATTACGGCAACTACGAAGCTCTCCAATGTCACAATGATTTCGCGTAAAGACGCAATTATTGCAGATAACTTGAATGGGGCTATCGACCAGGCTGGGCTAAGATCGCAGCTTGCATATCAGATCACCAAAAAAGGAAATGAGCTCAAGCGCGATATGGAGTTCAACCTCGTAGGTGTGAACGTTGCAGCAGTCTCTGGAGCCGCTGGCACAGCCAGGAAAACTGCCTCGCTTTCTGCTTGGCTCACCAGTAACGTATCGCGGGGTACAGGAGGGGCATCAGGCACATTATCGAATGGTATGCCAAATGCTGCTGCCACTGATGCGTCAGCGGGAAATATGCGAGCCTTTACCGAAACAATTTTGAAGGCCGTAATTCAGTCAACTTGGAGCGCGGGTGGTGAGCCCCAGTTCTTAATGGTTGGTCCATTTAATAAACAGGCAGTTAGTGGTTTTAGTGGTATCGCAGCACAGAGGTACATGGCCCCAAGTGATAGCCCTACGACAATCATAGGAGCCGCCGACGTCTATATGAGCGACTTTGGGACGTTGCAAGTTGTCCCCAATAGGTTCAGCAGGGAGAGAGATGCTTATCTTGTTGACCCCGATATGGTGGAGCTTGTCACTTTGCGTGACATGGCAGTGACCGAACTGGCCAAAACGGGAGATAGTTCCAAATTTATGACCCTCGTGGAGTATGGCCTACAGGTTAACAACGAAGCTGGCCTCGGCGTGGCAGCGGACTTGACGACAAGCTGATGAGTGACAAGAGGACGCTGGATTTTGATCCTTTAACAGGGATTAAAAACGAATTTATCTTCGAGGCGGGAGACAAGCCGTCTCAAGATAAGTTCGTAATCCAGACGACGCAGGATGTGACTGACATCATTCGCCGTAATAAACAAGATTTGAACCAGGTAGATAAGCATCAACCCTGGGGTGAATGGTCCAAAGTCGCATCACTGCCTCTCTCTATTTATTTTGATCTGAAGCAGCAAGGAATCTTGGACGATAAGAAAGCGTTTAAGAAATGGCTAAATGACCCTGACAATAAATATTACAGGACCAGAGGCGGGACGATCTAAATGGCGATATCAACTTATTCAGAATTGAAAAGCGCAATCGCAGATTGGCTTAATAGGGACGATCTAACGAGCGTGATACCAAGTTTTATTGAGCTCGCAGAAGCGGAGCTCACGCGAAATTTGCGTCACCGCAAAATGATTGCTCGCGCTGATGCAACGATTAATTCTGAATACACGCAGACACCCACTGATTGGTTTCAAACTCAGACTTTGATTTTAGAGACTGACCCGGTCACAACGCTCGAATATTTAACGCCCGAAGCGCTTAACGCAAAACGAGCGGAGAGCACTGCGAACGGTAAGCCTTTGTTTTACACGATGATCGGAACGGAGATTCAGGTTTATCCAGTTCCGAGCGGGGACCATACCGCCGAGATGGTGTACTACTCGAAAATCCCTAGTCTGTCAGATAGCGAGACAACGAATTGGCTGCTGACTTTAGCGCCTGATATTTATTTGTATGGATCGCTTATGCAATCAGCCCCTTACTTGCAAGACGACAATCGGCTTTCAGTTTGGAATGCTTTATATCAGAAAAAAATAGAAGACATTTACATAAGCGATCAGCGCACCACTGGGCAAACTTCGGTGGTCATGCGAGCGGCAGTATTAGGATAAAAGACTATGGCTTTTTCGAATTATTTAGCAGGTGAGATATTAGACGATGTCTTTTCTGGCAATGCATTTACGCCGCCAGGTACGTTTTATCTTGCTTTGTATACATCAGCACCTACTGCATCTGGTGGCGGTACAGAGCTCTCAGGAAACGGCTATGTGCGGCAGACAGTTGCATTTACGACCACTGCGCAACAGAGCTCCAATACAGGAGCCGTTGAGTTTCCAACCGCAACGGCAGACTGGGGAACCATTGTGGCCGTAGGGGTGTTCGATGCGAGTACAAGTGGCAACTTGCTAGCTTTTGGAAATCTTACAGCAAGTAAAAGCATTGTTAGCGGAGATGTTTTACGAGTCCCCGCTGGCGATTTGGATATTAACTTAGCGTGAGCGTAGAGTCGGGTTGGGGCTCAAGCGCTTGGGGTTATGGCCTGTGGGGCCAGGAGAGCAATGAAGATGTTTCGGCAACGATTACAGGAACAAGCTCAGTCACTGTTGGTGCCACTGAGTCGTCTAGCGCGAGTGCGGTTATTAACGGTGCGTGTTCAGTCGCGGTTAGCGCGAGTGAGGTATTTTCTGTCCAATGTGCGATCCAAGGTACTTCGAGTGTGGCAGTGGCTGCGCGGACTCGTTGGCAAAAACAAGCCGCAGCAACCACCACCTGGACCAAACAAGCCGCCTAAAAAGAGGAAGAAATAAATGCCAAGCACATATACAAACGATTTGAGACTTGAGCTCATTGCGGTCGGCGAGGGCGCAGGGTCAGCACCCAATGATTGGGGCTCGAAAACAAACGTCAACCTCACAAGCATTGCTGGAGCTCTTGGCGCTGGCATAGAGCAAATGGCCGGCGATGCCGATGCCACAATCACAATGGCTGACGGTGCTGCTGACGAGTTCAGATCGCTGTTTTTAAAGATAACGAGTGCTGTGAGCCTGACAGCTACCCGCACATTAACTTTTGCGCCTAACACAATCAGCAAACTTTGGATTGTCGAGAATGCAACCACTGGCAGCCAATCAATCACGATAAGCCAAGGGAGCGGAGGAAACGTAACGATTGAGAACGGTAAATCGAAGATTATCTATACGGATGGTGCAGGAAGTGGAGCCGCCGTGAAGGATGCGCTTCTTGATTTAGATATTGGCGGCACCTTCACAGTCGGAACTGCTGCAACTGGCGTAAGCATTAGTTCTGGCGCAATTGATCTGAAAAATAGTGGCAGCGTTTCATCGTTAAAATTCTATTGCGAGAGTTCGAATCAGCACTATATTGAGGTAAAAAGCCCTCCGCACTCAAGCTACTCTGGGAATGTTAATTTCCAATTACCGCCAACGAATGGAAACGCAAATGAAATTCTAAAAACTGATGGCAGTGGAAATACAAGTTGGGGGACCGTCTCTTCAGGCGTGTCCATTACTAAAACCTTTTTTATGGGACAACTCTAATGGCAGTCAAAGCAGACGGTGTAGATTTATCAGCCGCCACGGCAGCAAACGTAGGACAAGCAGGGTCAAGTGGCGGTAGTTATTCAGTTACTATTACCAACAGATCAGCAAGTGATGTAACAGTCAGGCTCGGTCTTGGGACAAGCAGCGCAACTTTTCAGGATGCCAGGTATATTTTATATAATGAGTCTCTTGCCGCTAATAGTTCCATGACATTTTCACCAGTGGTAGCAGAAGCAAACGATTATATTATAGCTTATTCTTCTGCCGCTTCAGTAAACGCTCTAATGATGGGAT